CGCGCCGCCACGGACGCCGCCACGCGCGACGCCACGCGCGACGCCACGTACGCCGCCACGAGCGTCGCCACGGACGACGCCACGAGCGCCGCCACGGACGCCGCCACGAGCGCCGCCACGAGCGACGCCACGTACGCCGCCACGGACGCCGCCACGGACGCCGCCACGCGCGACGCCACGCGCGACGCCACGTACGCCGCCACGAGCGACGCCACGTACGCCGCCACGGACGCCGCCACGCGCGACGCCACGGGCGCCGCCACGTACGCCGCCGATCTGGTGCGCTTCTTGATCATCTGCTGCAACGGCTGGTCGTACGTGTGGAACGGCGGGAACCAGTGGTCCGCCTGGACGTCGTACCTGTCGTTCTTCCGGCACGTCGCGAAGCTGGAGCTGCCCGAGTACGAGCGGTGGCAACACTTCGAATCCGCAACCGTGCACGGCGGGCCGCGGTTCATGCACCGGCGGTTCTGTATCGTCTCGGACTTCCCGACGGTGGTCGCGAAGGACGATCGTAACCGCCCCCACCGCGAGGACGGACCGTTCATCGCCTGGAGCGACGGCTGGCAGCTGTATGCCTGGCACGGCACGCGGGTACCCGCCGACTGGATCCTGCACAAGGACCGGCTCGATCCGAAGTCGGCGCTCACGCACGACAACATCGAGCAGCGCCGCGCCGCCGCTGAAATCGTCGGGTGGGCGCGCATCCTCGAGCACGTCTCGGCGCGAGTCGTCGACAAGGACGACCCCGAGATCGGGACGCTGTACGAGGCGGACCTGCCGGACGCCCCGCGCTCGAAGTTCCTGGAAGTGAAGTGCGGTACCGGGCGGCGTTTCGTGCTGCCCGTGCCGGGGGAGATGAAGACGGCGCTTCAAGCAAATTCATGGACGTTCGACGTCCCTGAGATCGACGTTCGAAAGCTCGAGGTACGCACGTGAACAGCCGCGTCTCCGTGCACGTGGCGGCCTACCTGGCGGACCGGTCGCGACTCGCCAGGAACGGCTGCGTGGAGTGGACGGGGCCCATACTCAATAGCGGCTACGGAGCGGCCCACGTCGCCGGGATGAAGACGACGGCGCATCGGGTGGCGTTCATTGCGGCCGGGAAGGACATCCCGCCTGGGATGGAGCTTGACCACCTCTGCCGTAACCGCATCTGCGTCAACGTCGCGCACCTGGAGCCGGTCACGCGAAAGCAGAACATGGAGCGCACGCCGATCGCCCAGGCCGACGCATGCGCGCATGGCCACCTATTTACGCCGGAGAACACCTACGTGAAGTCGAACGGATGTCGTTCGTGCCGCACGTGCAACGCCGCCCGTCAGCAAGCGCTGCGGGACGATGGGCGCGATTGGTACAGCAAAAACCAGCGAAAGGAGTCGAGACCATGAAGAGCATCGAGAAGCGAGGGGCCCAGGGAGACGTTCTGTTCCGCAAGGTGAAGGCGGTCCCGAGGGACGCCGTGGTGGTGAAGCCCGAGAACGGCGCCATCATCGTCACGCACAGCGAGACGGGCCACCATCACGCGGTGCTGGACCTGACCTGTGTGATGTACCAGGACCCGAAGTCGGCCCTGGTGGGCTACCTGCAGCTCGGTGACGGCTGCGCCGAGTTCGGTGGCGCGGACGTCGTGCACCAGCGGCCGTGGGACACGCACGAGACGCTGCGCCTACTGGGGCAGCCGGGAGACGTGTTCGAGATCCGCCGCCAGCGGGAGCACACCCCCGAGGGCTGGCGCCGGGTGGCCGACTGATGGGCGCGAAGTGGCTGGCCGTCAAGAAGATCAAGTTGGACACCATCGTCCTGCCGGGCGGCTTCGCGAGGCGGAAGAGGGAGCAGCACGTCGCTGACCTCGCCGAGAGCATCAAGCGCGGCGGCGTCATCAGCCTTCCCGTCGTTGATGCCAAGACTCGGAAGCTGGTGGCGGGCGGTGATCGACTGGCGGCGCTGCAGCTCCTGAAGGTCACGCAGCACGAGGTCCGCATGGTGACGGGCACCGAGAACGAACTGGAGGCCATCACCATCGAAGAGAACCTGTGGCGCCGCCGCGGGGACGACTACGACGGGATGACGAAGCGGCTCATTCAGCTTGCCGTTGCCGAGGGGCGGGAAATACCGGCCACGCTGACCGGTAAGTCGGACATCGATGATGAGCCGGCGCGCCCCGTGGGTCGCCCGAAGACGGACCACGGGCGGGCACGGGAAGAGGTGGCGGCGAAGCTGGGCAAGACGCCAGAGGCCATCCGTCAGGCAGAGAAGCGAGCGCGGCAGAAGGAAGAGGCCGCGAAGGAAGAGGAGACACCGGAGGAGGTCCGGATCGCCGAGAACCCGCCCGTAACCACCTACGGCGTGGCGCTGGGCCTGGAGTTCGCCAGGGCCATCAAGGCGGTGCAGGTGCTGATCGACGACGCCGACAAGCAGTTGCGCGCGGCCCAGCGGGCGATCACCGCGCTCAAGAGCCAGGGGAGCCTCGGCAGTCCGCTCGCTTCGCGCATGCAGGCCGAGGTGCACCGGGCGGCGGACGCGGTGAGGCGGGAGCGGCCGGACTCCGTTTGCCCCTGCTGCAAACTGATCCCGGCGCTGCAACTCAAGTGCACGTTCTGCGGCGGCGTGGGCGTGGTCAGCAACGAGAAGGCGTCGGCATGCGCGCCCGAGTTGCTGGTGAGCGGACCGAAGGCGATGGTGGTGTCTGCGCGCGGGGGGCTGGTGCCGTACGACCGCGAGTCGGCGGCGCCGACGGAGAAGGCCAAGCCGGCGAAGGGTGCGAAGAAGATCCGCATCGAGGACGACAGGGGCAATGAGCTTCCCATCGACGACGTGCCCTCGATGGACGTCAACGAGGAAGACGAAGGCCTGGCGTTCTGATGAGCGTCGCGGCGCACACCCTTCCCCTGTTCGATCGGCCGTTGGTCGAACGGGCTCCCGTGGTGGTGGCGCCGCGCGCCGGCACCACCCTGCGGCCGTACCAGACGCAGGCGATCGGCCACATCGGCGCCGAGCTGGCGGCGAACCGCTCCACGCTGCTGGTGATGGCGACGGGGACGGGGAAGACGACAGTCTTCGGCGAGGTGGCCCGCAACTGGCCGGGGCGGGTGCTGGTGCTGGCCCACCGGGACGAGCTGATCGAGCAGGCCCGCTCCCGGCTGGCGTCGATGACCCAGGAGTACGTGGGGGTGGAGCAAGCGAAGTGGAGCGCGCAGGGCGAGCGCATCGTGATCGGGAGCGTGCAGACGCTGTCGCGCGACGGTCGCCTTGCGCGCTTCGAGCGCGACCGGTTCTCGTTGGTGGTCGTCGACGAGGCCCACCATGCAGTGGCGCGCACCTATCGCAAGGTGCTGGACCACTTCGAGGCGGCGAAGGTGCTCGGCGTGACGGCGACTCCCGACCGCTCCGACGAGTCGGCCATGGGGCAGGTATTCGAGTCGGTGGCCTTCGTCTACGACATTCAGGACGGCATCCGCGACAAGTGGCTGGTGCCCGTCTCCTGTCAGATGGTGCACGTCGATGGCGTGGATCTGTCGGGCGTGAAGACGACGGCCGGCGACCTGAACCAGGGCCAGCTCGACGCGGTGATGGCGAGCGAGGAAGCTCTGCACGGCATCGCGCGGCCCACACTCGAGCTGGCGGGCGACCGGCGCACCATCCTGTTCACCACCAGCGTGGACAACGCCCACCGGCTGGCCGAGGTGATCAACAGGTACCGGCCCGGTGCGGCGCGGGCGGTGGACGGCGGGACGGCGACCGACGACCGGCGTGCGCTGCTGGCGGGGCACAAGCGCGGGGACTATCAGTTCCTCTGCAACGTCGGCGTTCTCACCGAGGGCTACGACGATCCGGGGGTGGCGTGCGTGGCCATGGGCCGCCCCACGAAGAGCCGCGCGCTCTACACGCAGTGCATCGGCCGGGGCCTGCGCCCGGCGCCGGGGAAGACGGATTGCCTGGTGCTGGACTTCGCCGGCAACAGCGGGCGGCACAAGCTGGTGTCGGCCCTGGACATCCTGGCGGGGAAGTGGCCCGAGGACGTGGTGGAGCGGGCGAAGAAGGACGCGAAGGGTGGGCGAGCCGAGGACGCGCTGGCGAACGCCGCTGCATCGATGGAAGCGGAAAAGCAAGCCGAGATCGCGAAGCGCGCGCGCATCAAGGCAGCGGCGGTGCAGTACCGAGCGCAGAGCGTTGACCCGTTCACGGTGATGGGCCTGCGCGACCGCGGGGACGACTCGCGGGGCGCCAGGGAGCCGGCGACGCCGGGGCAGGTCACCACCATGCAGAAGTTCAAGCTGGACATTCCAGGCGGCTGCACGAAGGGGCAGGCGTCGCGGCTCATCGACGCAGCGATGACGCGGATGAAGAGGGGCCTGGCCACCTATCGGCAGACGAAGACCCTGAGCCGCTACGGGGTGGACGCCACCCGCATGTACATGACCACGGCGGGCAAGGTGCTGGACGCCATCGCCCGCAACAACTGGGCTCCCATCGGCGCGGAGATGGTGAGCCGAATCGTCAACAGCCGCGAGGCAGGAGAAGACGGATGAACGTAGCCGTAACGCATCGACGCCTGCGCGAGGAACTGGCCGCTGGAGCTGACATGGCGGCCATCGCAGACAAGCTTGGCCTGCAGAAAGCAACGGTGAGGGAGTACATCCGCAAGTGGGACCTCCCACGCCCGGCCCCATCGGTGAAGCTCGACAAATGGGAGCGCGACTCGTCCGACGATGAGACGCCACGCGAGGCCCGGGCCCGCGTCGCTCGTGACCTCGCCGAGGGCCGGCGCTGCGCCGCCCGCCTGCTGAGCGGCGGCCCGTGCTCGCTCCTCTTGCCGTGCGCCACTCACGCCCATGGCCGATGATCCCGCGCGACAGCTACTCAAGGATCTCTACCGCGACGCGGTCGGTGCCGGCGTGCCGCGCGAGCTGGCGAAGTGGGTGTTCCTGGAGGCGAAGGCAATCGCCCGTCGAGAGATCGCCGATCGCCGACTCAAGCGCCTCGACAGCGAGGACTTCAGCGTGCGGTGCAAAGCCTGGGGAACCGACATGGAGACGGCCCGCGTGCTCGTGATGCAGCACGCCCCTGACGACGTCCGCTGGCACAAGGCCGAGACCGCCCTGGCAGACGCCATCGAAGAGGTCGCGGTGTGCGGCCGGATGATCGAGGCGCTTTCGAAGCAACCGCCGTCCCCTAACCAGCGTCCTGCACCAGCTCCCGTTCCAGCTCGAACCCAAGCGAAAGGATGACCATGGCCACGACGAAAGAGACCCCGAAGAAGCGAATCCGCCTGCCGATGGACAAGTTCAAGGCAGCAGCCGCCATCGACCGGATCTTGACGCAGATTCAGCCGCAGGACCGCGCCGCCGTTCTGCAGTTCGTGCGCGAGCCACCGCAGACTGAGATCCCATTCGCCGGGGGGTAACGCGTGAGCACTGACGCGCAGATGGTCGCGGCCTTTGTCGTCGGCATCCCCATCGGCTGGCTACTGGTGGGCTACATCAAGCGGTTCTTTCGCGCGTGAGGCGCACGCCTCTACAGCGGCACACGCGGCTGCGCGCGAAGCGGTGGGCCATCCGGCCCCGCCGCCCGCGCCGGCTAGACAAGCCACAAAGTGACCCCGCGCGACTGGAATGGGTAAGGGAGCAGACCTGCGTCGTGCTGTTCTACCTATCGGAGCGATGCGATGGACGAACCGAAGCTTGCCACGAGGGACGCAAGCCGGGGATGGCCATGAAGTGCCCCGACGCCGAGACGCTTCCGATGTGCACCGCCCACCACCGACAGTGGACCGACCACGCGGGCGTGTTCAAGGGCTGGACGAAAGAGCAACGCCGCCGCTGGGCAGACGAGCGCATCGCCGAGACCACGGCGCGCTACCTGAGCCACGGCAACAGACGGGCAGTGTGATTACCGGTCAACTTGACCACAATTGGGCGAACGAATAGCCCTCTGGACAGGACCCGCGGCGGCCTTCGATGTTGGCGCAACGGGGTAAAAGCGGCCCGCGTGACGGGGCTTGGGGCCGCACTGTAAGCCGGGGCCGCTCAACGGACATAGCGGGAACGTAGCGCCGGCCCCTTCTCCGGGGTGCCTGCCGAACCGCGCACCCAGAAGCTCTCTGTCTCAGGCGACCCACGCCAGAGAAGGCGCCCCGTCCGTCCTGCGCATTTGCCGCGCAACGTAATTACCGGTCAACTTAACCGGTAATCCTCCAACAATTGCAGGACTGGAGGGCAGGGATACCGTTGGGTTAATGGGCAAACTGCGCAACGGTGACGACGGCGTAACGATCAACGAATTCACGGCCAGCACGAGGGCGACGAAGAACAGCCCGCACGACGTGGTGACCTGGGACCCCCACGCCATCAGAGGGGTGACGATGGACGGCCACCAGGTGTTCTCGGGCGATACCACCGTGGTCCGGTCGGTAAACGTGAGCATCGGGGGGGTGAGCTTCGAGTGCGACCCCAGCATGCTGGACGTGCTGGCGGACAAGGACGCCCGGCAGTCCCTGGTGATGCGGAGCCTGGAGGCGCAGGCCGAAAAGGACCAGCTGGAGGCGAGCCGGCACGAGTGGGTGGAGGACGAGGACAAGCGGACGGCCTCCGGCGCGGCCTGGCAGTGCACCCGGTGCAAGGGGTGGGTGGTCGGCCCGACGAACCTGGAGCGGCCCGCGGGGGGCTGCATCGGGCGCGAGCCGAACGAGCAGGAGAAGCGTCAGCAGGACGCGCAGGTAGCGTTGCAGGAGCTCGGCCGCCGGCTGCAGGCCATCCACGACCTGGCGCGGGAGGCGCTGCAGAACGGAGCCCTCCCGATCAACGTGATGGGGGCGGTGGACCTGGGCTCTTCCTTCGGCGCGCTGGCAAAGCTCATCCCCGAGGTGGTGGCCGCTGACGCCGAGTTGGACACGCCGTCACCGGAGGTCCAGCCAGCCCTGGCGAGCGCGGTGCCCCCGAAGAAGGGCAACTGAAAGCGGTGATCCGTCCCGCGGCACAGGACGAGCTAGGCTTCATCCGGGAGACCAGCTGCAAGGTGCGCAAGCCCCGCGAGCGGTCCTGGGCATCCTGGGAGGCGCAGCACGGCCCGCAGGTTGACCGCTGGCTGCGTGAGGGGGAGGCGACGGTCTACGCGGCAGAGGAGGCGCCAGAGATCGTCCTGGGCTTCCTGCTGGTGACTGACGGTGACGTGGTGCGGATGATCTACGTTAAGCGAGACTTCCGGGGCGAGGGCATCGGCCTCGAGCTGCTGGGCCAGCTGAAGATGCCCCCCCGCCCCTGGCAGCCGAACGGCGTGTGGCGGCAGTGGGTGGCCTACCACCGCCGGGTGATGGGCAACCTGGTGGCGGCGTGAACCTCGAACCGCTGGCCCAGCTGGCCGCCGAGCTCGTGGCCTTCGAGCCCGCCGAGCAGGGTTGGAGCCTGCGCACCTTCGCCGGTGAGCATGCCAAGCAGCTGGCGTTTATCCAGGACCCGGCGCCGCGGAAGCACGTGCTCTGCGCGCGCCAGAGCGGCAAGAGCTGGGGAGACGACGCCATCTTGCTCGACCGGGCCATGCGCATGCCCTACAGCCTCCACGTGCTGCTGGGCCTGAACGGTGTGGCGGTGCGGGCGAACAACTGGATCCCCGTGTGGCTGCGCCTGCTGGACCGCTTCCACGTGGAGCGGCGGGACAACCAGCAGATGATGCTCACCACCTTCCCGAACGGGAGCCGGGTCGCGTTCGCCGGCACCGACGACCTGAAGCACGTGAAGAACTGGCTGGGCAACCGCCTGGCGGGCGGCACGTTCATCGTGGACGAGTGCCAGGACCAGAGCGACGACGTGCTGGAGTACATCCTGCGCGTGATGCTGCCCCCGACGCTCACGCCCACGAGCCAGGTCATCCTCAGCGGCGTGCGTCCCGACTCCCCGGTGGGGAAGTTCTACGCGATGCGCACCGACGAGGCGTGGAGCCATCACAGCTGGGCGCGCTGGGACAACGTCCACACGCCCGAGGCCCGCGCCGAGTACGAGGCGCACAAGGCGGCCAGCCACCTGGGCGACGACGATCCGCAGCTGCAGCGGGACTGGCACAACCAGGACGTCTACGACCCGAACGCCCGCGACTACTTCTACCGGGCCGAGGTGAACGCCTACGACGCCGTGACGCCGCGCTGGGCGCAGGGCTGGATCAGCCCCCCCGGCTTCGGTGACGTGCGCTTCGCCGAGCCATGGCCGGGCATCGACACGTTCTCGGTGGCGCTCGACCCCGGCGGCGGGGACCCGTTCGGCCTGCAGGTAATCGGATGGGGGAAGACGCACCGCCGCATCCAGCACCTGGTGGACTGGACGAGCCCGCGCGGCGCGCGCCTGACCTGGGGCGACGTGATGGGAACGCTGGGCCGGGTGGTGCAGGAGCACTACCGCACCGGCTTCTGGTGCTACGACACGAACAGCGGCACCGAGCTGGACACCTTCGGGCACCAGTACGGCGTGCCGGCGGTGCGCGCGGCGAAGAAGGCCGACTTCCTGGGGCAGATTCGCCGCACCAACGACCTGCTGCGCCCAGGCACGCTGGCCGTCATGCGGGACTCGACGCTGGCGACGGACTACCTATCGGCCCAGCTCGACTGGACCGGCGGCGCGCCGAAGTGGAAGAGCACGTACCACCCGACCGCCAGCGAATGCGTGCGCTACGCCCTCGGGGCCTTCTGGGAGAAGGCCCCGCCCGAGAAGAAGGACGAGCCAGTCAAGGACCCGTTCGACCGCGAGCAAGAACGGCTCGCGAAACTCAAAGGACGACGCCGGTAATTACTGGCCAAGGTGACCACAAATGTACGAGCAAGAAGACGAGTGGAGCGACCTGAAGCGCGAGGACCCGGGCGTGCTGCAGCGGTCGCTCGACCAGGCGGTGAACGCCATCGAGCTGTCGCCCGCCGAGCAGGGGCGCCTCAGCGCGGCGCTGGTGGACCTGGCGCTCTACTGCGGCCAGCCCTTCACCCTGATGACCATGTCGGACCTGTGGTGGTCCTACAAGGCCATCGCAGACGCGCAATCGCTCAAGTACAACGCCGCCTATTCGGTGGTGAACACCATCGTGTCGCGGATCTGCAGCTTCCGCCCGCGCGCGCAGTTCATCCCCGAGGCGGGGAACTACAAGACGCAGAAGCTCTGCCGTGACCGCACCGCGGCTTGCGACGCGTGGTCGCAGCGCGAGCAGTACCAGGACCAGGCCAGCTACGCCTTCCGCGACTGCCTCATGGGCCCCGGCGGCGTGCTGAAGGTCTACCTGGAGACGCTGTTCGAGGGCACCGACGACGAGGAGACGCAGACCCGCCTCGGTCGCTTCCCGAGCTGGGAGATCAAGGTCAACGAGCAGGACGGCCGCTACGGCGAGCCGGAGTTCATGTACCACGTCAAGTGGCTGACCCAGCGGAACGCCCTGAAGCTCTACGGCAAGGACGACAACGCGCGCGCTCTCATCGTCACGGGGGCTGATCGCATCGGTGCCTACGCCGGCTATGGCGTGGGGGACGACGGGCTGAACGGCATCGCCTGGCGCAACGGACAGCGGCTCATCCGCGTGGTGGACGCGTACGCGCGGGGCCCGAAGGGTCGCCACGTCATCATGGCGGGCGACTACATCGCCTATGATCAGGAGTGGAAGCACCGCTGGCACCCGTTCACGGTGAGCCGCTTCGAGCGCGCGGAGGCCACGGGCTTCTGGGGTCGCTCGGCGCTGGACAAGGTGCGCGGGGTGCAGACGGGCCTCGATGCCAGCGTGCAGGACATCGACGACGCGCACCACCTGGCGGCCAAGCTCATCGCAACCGGCCCCATGGCGCCCGAGAAGTTCACCAACGATATCGTGCAGTACTTCGCCGGCCCCCCGGGCTCGTGGCAGTTCCACAACCCGAAGCCGACGGACCCTGATGCCTATCGGTGGTTCGAGATGAAGAAGGCGTGGATGTTCGAGGTGCTGGGCGTGAGCCCCAACGCCGCGCAGGCCACGAAACCCCAGGGCGTGACGGCGGCGGTGGCCATCGACGCGGTGACGGACCTGCAGAGCGACCGGCTCTCGCAACTATCGCAGATGTGGGAGCAGACGGTGGTGCAGGTGGGGGAGAAGTGGTTCGCGCTGGAGAGCGACGCCGCGGGCGGGGACAGCAAGCGCACGTACATGGCCACCGACCGCGGCCGTGCCTCGATGGTGGACGTGCACGCCGACGGCACCACGCCGACGATCCGCGTGTTCCCTACGTCGCTGTTCGGGCAGTCGGTGCCCGCGCGCTTGCAGAAGGCCATGGACGCCGTGAAGGCCGGCTGGTTCGACCAGGAAGAGATCTTGAAGGTCCTGGGCGTCCCCGACCTGGAGAGCATCTTCGAGATCAAGCTGGCCGAGTACGAGTGGACGGAGAAGTTCTGCGACGACCTGCTGGAGAACGGCAAGTACGTCACGCCGACCGTGTGGGCCAACCCTATCAAGCTGTTCGAGTATGCCCGCCTGCGCTACCTGCGGGCGGACACGGACGGCAGCTACCCCAAGCCGAACATGGCCAAGATGCGCAAGCTGCTGGACTACCTGCAGCCGATCGCCCAGGCGGCACGCGACAAGGCGGCGGGAAAGGCCCCTGCCCTGCCCGCTGGCGCAGTTCCTGGAGCTCCCGCGCTTCCCGCGGGACCGCCCGCTCCCGGCGCCATCAGCCCGGCGGCGCTCCCCCCGGCGGCGCCCGCCGCGCCTCCCCTTCCTGGCCTGACGCCGTCGCCCGAGGCGGCGCCGGCCCCGTAACCCAACGACGCAACGAAAGGCACACCCCATGGCGAAACGATCGGCACTGGCGCGCAGCGCCTCCACCCGCATGCCCCGGCAGGACAGCGGCAACGTGAAGGCAGAGCCCGGCGAGAGCCGCATCCAGGAACCCACCGTGACGGAGTGGGACCCCCACGCGTCCGACCTGCAGGAGAAGCCCGACGACCGCACCGTGCCGGCCATCGACGACGCGCAGGTGGGACGTCCCCAGGCCACGCCGCCGGCCGACGAGGCGGACAAGCAGGCGCGCATCCGCAAGCTGCTGAGCAACGACGCGCCCGACGAGGAGCCGGCCGAAGATCCCGCGCCAGCGGCAGAGCAGCCGAAGCCCGTGGCAGAGCCGGCGAAGCCACCGGCCCGCCGCGATATCCTTGCGAACCTGGGCGCCGAGAAGCAAAAGCGCCAGCTCGAGCAACAGTTGAAGGCCGAGCGCGAGCGGGCCGACAAGGCCGAGAAGGACCGCGACGAGGCGTCCAAGCTGCTGAAGGACGGCGACCTGCTGTCTTTCGCGAAGGCCCGGGGGCTGACCACGGACCAGGCGATCGACATGCTCATGAACCCGCCTGCCGAGCCTGCCAAGCCGCCCCCCGCGCCGGCGGCTGACCAGACCAACGAGCGGCTGTCCCGCCTCGAGCAGCGGGAGCGCGACCTGTTGCAGCGAGAGGCCATGGCCCGCCTGGAAGAGGAGACGAAGGAGCTGGATATCCCCGTCACCCGCGCCACCAGTCGCGTTGCGGTGACGGACAACAAGGGCGGCTCGCGCATCATGAGCGGCCGGGAGCTGGTCCTGGCGACGGCCCAGCGCCTGTGGGAGGCGGACGGCCGCCCCGCCGGCAAGCAACGCGAGTACATCAAGGAGGCCGCTCCGCTGGTCGAACAGCAGCTCATCGACGACGACAAGGACCGCTTCGAGGCCTACGCGAAGAAGACGGGCGGCGGCACGCCAGCAGCAGCCCCGAAGCCTGCCCCGGCGAAGAAGCCCGCGGTGCCCTCGGTAGGATCGCGCTCGGGAGGTTCGTCCCCCAAGCAGGAGGTGCCCGAGCTCCCCGACGATCCGGACGAGCGGCGCCTGGCCATCAAGCAACGCCTCGGCTGGTCGTAACCCCATGGCCACGGGCAAGGTGCCCGGGAAGAAGACCTTCGGCCCCCACAACTCGACGTGGAAGAAGGGCGTTGCCCCCACCGGGAAGCGCGTGGGGCCGAAGGTCACGAGCACGCGCCCGAAGACTTTCACCGGATTTCGCGAGGCCATGCGCGCCGCCTTCGAGACGACGGGGCAGGACCCGAAGGGCGAGCGCACGCTGACCCAGGTGGTCCTCGGCAAGGCGTTCGACGACACCAACCCCGACCAGCTGAACGCCATCAGGTTCGCCGCGGCGTACGCCTACGGTCTGCCCAAGGCCGGCCTCGACGAGCAGACGATCGAGGCGCTGGGCAAGGAGATGGCGCAACGGATGTTTGAAGCGGCCATTGAGGAAGCCCGGAAACGCCGCATGGTCGAGGCAACCGAGGTCACTGCCACGCCGGCCATTACTGGTCAACCTGACCACTAATTAAGCCAACCTTTGACGGGTCATTGGAGGCCTGTACATTGGTAGTTGTCTCCCCGCTGTAAAGGCGAAACGGTCCCGTAATACGAAACCTCACGGGGTCAGCAGGGGTTCAACAACCTGTTGCGTGAGGTTTCCCCATGGCTGGACCTGGAGCTGCATTCAGCGCGCTTAACGACGCGCTGTTGCTCAATTACGATCTGAAGTTCCGCGGGCGCGTTGGCTGGAGCAAGGGCGCGCTGGCCGCGATGATCCCGAAGGTGCGATGGTCGGGGCTCTACCCGGTCATCCCGATCCGCAACACCGCCTCGCCTGCCGTCTCCGCGACGTTCGCGAACGCGCAGACCATCGCGACCGGGACCACCGGCATCGTGCAGGTCGCGCAGTTCAAGCCGTCGTGGTACCGCAAGTTTGGCGTGGCGCAGATCGATTCGCTGCTGCTGGCCGCCGCCAGCGACGCGAAGGGGGCCGTCTACGACGAGATGTGCGGCCAGATCGACGGCATCATGGACGGCACGGCGCACCAGTTCTCGATCGAGGTGTACCGCAACGGCTACGGCGCCATCGGTGTCATCGACTCGACGACCACCATCGCGTCCACCCGCTGCATCCTGAAGAACCCCGAGGACAGCGTGCACTTCGTCCAGGGCGCGAAGATCGTCGCGGCCGCCACCGACCACGCGGACCTTCTGCGCAGCTCGGGGGCCTCGATGGAGGTCGCCGGCATCGAGGATCCGGAGAAGGGGTACATTACCTTCACGGCGAACCTCAGCACCACGCTGTCGGACATCGCCACGGGTGACTACCTGTTCTCGCTGGGCAACCGGCAGAACAGCGCCACCCCCACGCCCGTCTGCATGAACGGCATGGACGCGTGGTTCCCCGTCACGGTGCCCACCACCACGGACACCGCCTCGGGCGTGGACCGCAGCAAGAACGCGCTCTACCGCGGGACCATCATCGACGCCACCACGGCGCCGAAGTCCTCGCTGAACAAGGAAGACCTGATGCTCGAGGCCATCACGGCCAGCTCCCGCTACGGCGGCAGCCCCGAGAAGATGGTCTACTTCACGAACAACACCAACTACAAGGAGGTGTTGCGCATCGGGTCGGCGAAGTTCCGGCCGAACACGGTCAAGGGCCCCTACGGCGTCAGCTTCCAGGGCATCAAGATCATGACCGACGCGGGCGAGATTCCGGTGCAGCCGGATCCGTACTGCCCGGTGCAGCGCTCCTACCTGCTGGACCTGTCCACCGTGAAATTCTACGGCTGTGGCAGCGCCGAGGTGCCGCGCTTCATCGACGACGACGGCGTGGGCAAGGTCCTGCGCATGACGGACGCGGCGGCTGTGGAGTGCCGCGTCGGGTACTACGGCACGATCGGCGTGAACAAGCCGATCGTCAACGTGGTGGTCCAGCACTCGACGTAATTCCTGGGGCGCTGAGCCGGGCGTTTCTTCCCTTTCCGCCCGGCTCGGCGCCCTTGGTTCTTCACCAGGGAGACCACCATGAGCTTCATGCCAGCGGGATACGTCTGGAACCGGCGGAACGTCGCCTGGTTCATCCACACCATCACCATCGGCGCGTCCGGGGCCATCTCGTCCCAGGACGCCGCCGCCGATTCGGGCGTGGTCGCGGCGAAGGCGTCGCAGGCCGGCCGGTATACGCTGACCTTCCCGGGCAAGGGCTTCCGGAAGTTCCAGGGCGCGTACACCATCCTCATCGGCGACGCGACCAATCAGTTCGGCGCTGTGTCTGTCGGGTTCGACAGCCTGTGCCGGGCCGAGCATATCGACGACGCCACCAACCCGCCGACCGTGATCGTGCAGTTCGTCAACAGCTCGACGAACTACACCGACGCGGATCTGCCGTCTGGCACGGTCGTGAAGATCCACACGTGCGTGGAGTTCTGAGCCATGGCCGACTTCATCGACGGCATCGTGAAGCGGCGGGGGGGCGCGCCCGCTGACGACGGGGGCGACGCCGCGCCGGCGAAGGCCCCCGGCTACGGGGACGCCAAGAAGTCGGCCCTCGACGACCTGGCGCGCATCGTCGGCGTCATGAAGGCCGACCGGGGCGCGTTCGATGCGGCCATGACGGACTTCGTCGAGGCCTGCATGGAGGACGAAGAGAAGGAAACCCCCGCCGACGAGTCGGCCGAGGGCGACGACACCGAAACCCCCGAGGAGTAACCCGTGGGCGTTCCGCTCGCACAGCTGGTCATCGGGGCCCGCACCGCCGCATCCATGCAGCAGGGCGGGCCCTGGGAGCCGTCCGAGTGGGACGCGGCGGTGAACAACGCCGTGCGCGCGTTCTGGGTGGACGTCACGGCCATCAACAACACGCTGGCGGTGACGATCGCCACCATCACGATCACCAACACGGCGACGCCCTACGTGGCGTTGCCGGCCGACTTCATGAACGTCCTGAGCGTGTGGGAGCGCCCGGGCACCGCCAGCCGGCGCGAGCTGCGCAAGAGCGGCGACCGCTCGGCCTACGGACAGCGCACCTACCGCATCAGCGGCAAGCTGCTGTACATCGACCCGCTGGAAGCGAGCGTCGACAGCTACGAGCTGGATTACAACCCCCTCCCCACGCTGCTGACCGCCTCGGTGGACCTGGACGGCGAGCTGGTGCAGCACCGCGAGTACTTCGAGCTGCACACCGCCATCGCGGCCCTGACCTCGGAGCAGTCCCCCACGGCTGACATCGCCCCGCGCTTCGCCGTGTGCCAGCAGCGCGCCCTTGCGTGGGCGGCCCGCCAGCGATCGAGCGAGCCCAGCCGGCCCCGTGACGTGCGGCCTCGTGGTGGACGGGGACGCCTGCCCGGGCGCTGGCCGTGAAGCTCCCGTACAAGCGCCCCAGCGATCCGGAGCTGGCGCAGCTATACGACGCCATCAACGAGGTAGCGCAGGCCCAGGTCACCACGTCCGAGGCCCCGGGGCTCATCACCGCCGTCCCGACGTTCGCCGAGCTGCGCAAGACGCCGGGCGACGTCACGGGCGCCGCGGGCCCGCCCGCCATCACCGTCAGCGGCATCAAGGCCCCCGGGGACAACGGCGCGGCCATGACGTTCGCGTGGAAGCCCGGGGACGCCCGGGACGACAACAACGGCGACAACAGCACAGGTGACGGCATCGTGGCCGTGGTGGGCATTGACCGCGGGCGGTGGACGCGCGCGCAGGCGGTGGCCTCGGTGCAGACGCTCACCGCGGGCACCGGCATCAGCCTGACCGGCCCGGCTGCCACCCCTACGATCAGCAACACGGGGGTCATCAGCGCCACCGCCGGCACCGGCCTGACGAACAGCGGGACGGCCACGGCGCCCGTGTTCAACGTGACGGCCGCGCCCGGGAAGACGCTCATTCGCCGCTCGGTGATCACCGGCAATACGACGCTCGGGAAGGCGACCGGCACCACGTTCGCGACCTGGCGAATGGTCGGCGGCGGCGGGGGCGGCGGCGGGTGCGGCACCACGGGCCTGGCGGGCGGCGGCGGCTCCGCTGGCGGCTACGCGGAGGGCTCCACGGCCACCATCCCCTCGGCCAGCTGGTCTATCGCCATCGGCGCGGCAGGCACGGCCGGCGTCTCGGGTGCCAGCCAGACGGACGGCGGCGCCGGCGGGAACACCACCATCAGCAACGGCACGACGACCACCACGGCCTTCGGCGGCCCTGGCGGCGTCGCCTCCACCTCCACCACACAGGGTGTCTCTGTTGCTGGCGGGGCGGCGCCCGCCGTGTCGACGAATGGCGACGTCAACAGCAGCGGCGAGCCCGGCGGCAGGGGAATCAACCTCACCACCACCGCCTGTGTCACTGGACAGGGCGGCTCCGGTCCCTTCGGCGCGGGCGGGCGCTCCAAGAGCGTGGGCAGCGCCGGTGACACGGGCATCGGCTACGGCGCGGGCGGCTCGGGAGCCTCCGTCTCGTCGTCCAACGGCGGCGCCGGCACGGCCGGGATCCTCATCCTGGAGGAGTGGGGATGATCGGATTACTGGTCAACTTGACCACTATCTCTTGTAGCGTCTCGGTCTGTAGCGTATCATCGAATCACACGCTACAAGGAGACGCCCATGACACGCGGAGACATCGACCGACCGATCGAGAACATCCTGATTGCCCTGGCCATCGCGGCCGTATTCGTGGCCGCCATGCTCGGCTGCGCGCCACCGAATACCCCGGCGACCGCCGCCACTGCTGGCTCCGCATCGGTGGCCGATGTTTCGGAGGAGGTGCCTGACATGGCCCTTCAGAAGCACCCTATTTCCTGGCCCCTGACGGGCGGCCTGGACACGAAGAAGGCCCCGCTGGTGGTGCAGCCGGGCAGCTTCCTGCGCCTGGACAACGTCGTGCAGGAGCGCCAGGGCGAGTGGCGGCGGCGCAACGGCTGGACGCAGGTATCCGCGGACACCATGCCCGAGACGGCGCCCTACACGGTGGGGGCGCTCGGGGACGCTGGGTTCTTCCTGAACGGACAGGGCGGCCTGTCGGTCTACTCGCCGTCGCAGGCCTCGTCACGATGGTCGGGGCAGTCGGTGGTACAGCCGCCCCAGGACGTGAAGCGCACGCCGGGCGCGTCCTCGTCGTCGCTGCAGACGGCCCTGGCCACCAACGGCACCTTGGCAGCGGTGTGGACGCAGGGCCCGAGCACCGACGCGATCTCCGTCATCGACCTGACGACGAACACCGTCACGCTCACCTTCAGCGTCACCAGCGCGGGCGCCAACGTCGTGCGCGGCGCCGCCACGGCCAGCAAGCTGTGCTTCTTCACGCCGAGCTCGGGCAGCATGCTGGCATACGTGGTCGACGTGGCCACCGGTGCGCTCACGGGCCCGACCACCATCGCCACGGGACTGTGGACGACCTCCACCCCCACGGGGCATGACGCGCGCTGGTACGGCGGGAACACGATCACCATCGTGGCTCAGGCGTCCAGCGGCGGCGATACGCGCTTCATGGAGTGGAACCCCTCCACGGCTTCGATGGTCGTCAACGTCGCGCTGGGGACCGCAAGCAACTACGCCCTGTCGCTACTGGACGAGCCCGACGGCTCGGGAACGAGGTTCGTGGCGGCATCCTCGACCACGCAGATCAAGGTGCTCCGCGTGTCCTCGGCCGGTTCTGTGCTCACGACGGACATCGCCGAGGGGATCGCCGCCTTTGCAGCTACCGGGGTGGCCTTCAACAACGGGGTGGACTGGAGCCTGATCTACGCGAATACCAGCGGCGGCAACCTGCGGATGAACAGCAAGAGCGGCGGGATCCTCGGGACGGCCACCGATTTCCAGCTGGCCTCCGTCTGGACCGGCTCCACGGCCACGATCGATTCGAACGCCTGGCGCGATCCGTCGGTTTACGGCTGGTCCTTCCTGCTGGGCCTGCATTCGCGGTCTGCCTCCGACCCGCAAGACTCGTGGGTGGAGATGCTGATGCCCCCCGCGGTGAACGGCATCGGGCAGCCGATCGCCGTGATGGAGTCGCTGGCGGCGGGAGGCATGCCGGCGCTGGCGGTGGGAAACCAGTTCCAGGTGGTCCGCCCATCGGCGCGCCACTTCATCATGGGCCTGCCGGTTCAGGTCATCTACGAGGACAACGCCGGCACCATCGTGCGCCACTACTCGGTGGACGTCTTCCAGAAGACGTATCTGACCAGCGCGGACGACGCCTCGGACAAGATGGGGCGCCCGGTGCCGTACCGCTCAACGGCGTTCGTCCCCGGCGGCCAGCTGTCGTTCTACGACGGCGGCACGCTGACCCCCCTGGGTACCCGCTATCCGCCCCGCGCGCCGACCGTCACGCCGAGCACGGCGGCGGGCAACCTGACCCCGGCAAGCCAGTACGAATACGTGGCCGTGGTCGAGCAGATCGACGCGGACGGCAACATGTGGCGCTCTCCCCCTTCGATCCCCGTCCTGGTGACCATGGGAGCCACCGACAACACCAACACGGTGGTCTTCAAGTCCTGGGAGCTGGAGACGCTGCGCCAGTACCGGCTGGTGCTCTACCGCTCGAGCGCGGACGGAAGTTCGCCCCGCCGCTGGTACTCGCAGCTGTTCACCGCTGGCGCCAACATCACCGTCACCGACACGTTCTCGGATGCCCTGGTGAACGCGGGCGAGGTACTTTACACGGAGGGCGAGGCGCCGAACATCATCACGCCGCCGGCCTACCTGGCGTGGCTGGCCGATGATCGGCTTTGGACCGTGAATCCCGAGTACCCGACGGAAGTCAGCTACTCGAAGAACCTGCGCCCGAACCGGCTGCCTGAGTTCACCGCCGAGAACCTGATCGACCAGGACGATCAGTACGGCGGCGTGACCGGCGGCGGCGTCCTGGACGACAAGATCGTCCTGTTCAAGCGCAACGCCGTGTACTTCCTGCAGGGCGGTGGCTTCACGGACTCGGGGAGCGGTGACAACTACGCCGCCACCATCCTATCGAGCGACGTAGGCGCTCTCCCGGGCTCCCCGGTGGTGCAGGCCGCCGACATGCTCTATTTCGTGAGCGAGCGCGGCATCATGAAGTTCGACAAGCAGGGGAACGTGACCTGGATCGGCGAGCCGGTGGACCAGTACCTGCACCAGCCGCTCGTTCAGACGCCCGAAACCGTCTATGACGGCTGCTTTGTGCCCAGCGCCAATGAAGTGCGCTTCCTGACCACCAATTACGTCCTGGTCCACAACCTGACGTTCGATTACTGGGTGCGTTGGACGTTGAGCGGCTTCCGGCGGTGCCTGGTGGTGGGCGGGCAGATGGTCATGTTCCGCAACGACGGGACCGTGTGGCGCGAGGGCGACCAGACGCAGACCACCGACCAGGGGACGGCCTTCACCGGCGTGATTCGCTCGCCCTGGATGCGGCCGGCGCCTGGGATCCAGGGCTCACCCCCCACCAACACCTCGACGACGGGCCAGCGGGCCATGCGGCTCTACGAGGGGCGGATCGTCTACACCCGCACCAGCGGCGGCGGCCCGGCGGCGCTCACGGGGCGGCTCTACGCCAACAACGACGACAACCAGGTGCAGGAGTTCACCGGGCAGAGCATCGACGGCCTGACGTTGGCTGGCGCCGCGTCAATGAAGCCGCTCGCAAGCATCCAGAAATGCACGTCGTTCTCGGCAGAACTGGTACTCCCGAGTGGCGATGTTAGCGTGAGAGTTGATGGGTTTGCCGCTGTCATTGGTCTGCGCGACGGGGCTCAGGCTGTCGATCCAGGGAGCCGCTACAAATAGCGGTCAACGTGACCACTAATGGCTGACGGCACCGTATACGCGACGCAATCTCAGGCATCTGGGACGCAGACGTTCGCGACGCAATATCAAGACGTCGTTGATCCGTCGACGGGCAAACAGGTCACGATCAAACTGCTAGCGAACGGCTCACCGGATACGTCCGACCCGGCCACCGCGTCTTACGTGCAGAACCAGGCCCTGGTAAATCAAGGGACGTCTGCGAATGGCGATCTGGGAGGTGGCACGGGGGGCGGATCGGGGGCGCCCCCGACGAGTCAGGGATCGGCGGGAGGCTCGTCTGGCGGCAACCCGCTCGACCCGGCCACGGCGCTGAAGAACCTGCAGGCGTTCGATCCGAATGCTCCCCTACCCGACCAGTTCAAGATCGACCCCGGCACCGTCACGCCGGGGCAGGCAACCCCAGGTGTCGCAGCCACCGCGCCGGTGATCACCGCGCCCGGGGCGGTCTCGGCGCCGAGTCTCGACTTCAACACGGGGCTCACGGCGCCGCAGATCACCGCCACGCCCACCGCGGGGACGGTCCCGGTGGTCAGCGCGCCGCAGCTGGGCCCGGCGCCCACGGTGAGCGCGGGAAGCGTAGGGGGCGGCTCGGTCTCCGCGCAGAACATCGACCCGAGCGCCGCCACCGCCACCCCGGTAGCGGACGTGAGCGCCCAGGGTGTGGGCCGGGACGCTGAGACACAGGGCCTCGACTACCTGAAGGGCGTTGCCGAGGGGACGACGACCACGGCAGCCGACAAGCTGCTGCAGAAGGGGGTAGACGAGAACGTGGGCGCGGCCTACGGGCTCGCGGCCTCGCTGCAGGGCCGGAACCCCGGACAGGCGCTGCGCCAAGGGCTCACGAGCGCGCGCACCGCCGTAGCGAAGTCGTCCGCCGATGTCGCCGCGCAGAAGGCGCAGGAGCAGCAGACGGCAATGCAGCAGTACGCCACGCTGGGAACCTCCATCGCTGGCCAGGATCTACAGGCCGCGATGTCGAATCAGTCGAAGGATCTGCAGCTCAGCGTCACCCAGATGCAGGCGAAGATCGACGTGCTGAAGGCGAACCAGGCCTCCCAGCTCAGCGCCGGTGAAGCGACGCTGGCCAGCCAGACGCAGGCCCAGATCGCCACGCTGCAGTCGCAGACGAACGTCGCGATCGCGCAGCTGCAGACCTCAACGGCCCGGGACATCGCGAACCAGACGGCGCAGCTCGACGCCTCGAAGGCGAACGCCGCCAACACGATCGCCGTCAACATCGCCACCCTGCAGGCGCAGGTCCAGGTCGAGGAGGCCAACCTGCAGGCGGCGACGTCGACGCAGAACACCCAGGCCCAGATCGATGCGCAGAAGGCGATCACGCAGTACCAGGGCCAGCTCGATCTCCTGAAGCAACAACAGGACCAGCTCTACGACGCCGCCAAGACCAACGCGGCCAACGCGACGCAGACCAACATCACGAACGCCAACAACGCCACGACGGTGGCCACATCGAACGCCGCCAACACGACGCAGGCGAGCATCGCGCAGCAGCAGCTTGCCGAGAAGGCGAAGGCGGATGAGAACACCATGGACGCCCAGCTCGCCCAGCTCGGGCTCTCCTCTCTCGTGGCGCAGCTGAACGCCGCCATCGAGAACGCCAAGACGGACCAGCAGCGCCAGGCGGCTGAGGACTCATTCTGGGCGAGCATCATCGGCACCGGAGCGAAAGCGGGGACGGCAATCGCCGCACTGTAATGGCCGACGACTCACAGCCCAGCACCATCGTCGTCAACCCCCAGGCCGCCTGGGAGCAGTCGGTCACCGCACCGACGAGCAGCGACACCACGAAGGCCCTGTCCGCGCCCCAGGTGGCCGAGCAGGCGTCGAGCGCCGCGCTCACGAAGGACGAGATCGCCGGCACCGCGCCCAAGGCGGCCTACGACACGGGCGTGGCGCAGCTCCAGGCGGACGCCGCGAAGAACAACGAGAAGATCGCCGGCGCCACGCTGCAGGAGAAGAGCGCCGTCGACGAAAAGCAGATGGCGAACATCGCGGCGAAGGCCGAGGTGCTGCGCCAGGCACAGGAGGCGATCAAGGCGACGCCGGCCCCCGCCCTCTTCGCGGACCGCCAGGGCTGGCAGAAAGTGATCGGTGCCATCGGGATCGCGATCGCGGGCATCGGCGACGCGAAGGAAGCGCGCGACGCCTCGATCTTGCACCGCGAGCGCGGGCCGTCCGCCGTCGACAGCATCATCAGCGCCGACCTCGAGCGCCAGAAGGCGAACATCAAGCGCCTGACGGACGTCCAGATCATGGCGAAGGAGGGCGTGAAGGACGCCATCCAGGCCCGGGAACTGGCGCTGGCGAAGGTGGACATGAAGGGGGCCGCCCTGCTGAACCTCGCCGCCCAGCACGCTGAATCGCTGTTGAAGGCGAAGGGCGTGGAGGCGCCCGCCATCCAGCAAAACGAGCTGGTGCTGAAGCTGCGCCGGGATGAAGAGACGCGGAAGGCGGCGGCGGTAGCCGGGCTGACCAGCGAGCACACCGCCGCGAGCTCCAAGACGGAGACCACGAACCGCATCAGCGATCCGACGCCGAGCGCCCCCACCGGCCGGGTGGCCATCGTGAAGAACCCCGACGGCTCGGACGCGGGGCTGGCGCCGGCCGCCGCCGCGAACACCGTGAACGAAGAGACGGCGAAGCGAATCACCGTGGAGCGAACGGGGCGCGAGTACCTGGACTTCGTGAAGGCGCACCCCCATGTCATGCCCGGCACCGCCGAGTACCACAAGGCCGAGGCCCTTCACGCCGAGATGGTGACGGCGCTGGGATCCGTCTCCGCGCTGGGCAAGAGCGACGAGACGAACGCCCTCGAGGCGAAGCGCCTGGGGCCATCGGGCACCGGCGTGTGGAGCACCCAGCCGGCCCTCATCTCGAAGATCCTGGACACCAACGCCAAGGCCGGTAAGACGCGCATCAAGCTCACCGCCGGCACGGCCACGGAGAAAGACGGGAGCCCGAAGGAGATGCCGGCCGCGCCCGCCCCCACCCCTCAGACCGCCGCGCAGGGCCAGACGGCGCCGATGGTGCCGCCCGCCGATCAGGCCGCCGCCGCGGCGAAGAAGCCCGCGCGCGCGCCGAACAGCCCGTGGACGCCCGAGATGCGAGACGCGGCGAAGTGGATCACCGCGCACCCCGGTGACCCGCGCATCCCCGAGATCCGCAAGAGGCTGGGCCTGCCATGACCTTCGACCCCGACAAGTTCATCGCCGAGTACGACTCCCAGCCCGCCGCCGAAGGCACGCCGCCACTGCTGGAGCGTCCGGTCACGCCGCTGGAGCCGGGAAACATCAACCTCGACACCCGCCCTCGCGTGCGCAATCCGGACGGCTCGATCAGCACCGTCCGTTCGATGTCCAGCGAGCAGGACGGCAAGGAAGTCCTGGTGCCCACTGTCAGCGACGACGGGCGGATCATGTCCGATGACGAGGCGTGGGCGCACTATGAGAAGACGGGCAAGCACCTGGGGAAGTTTCGGACGCCCGAAGAGGCGGACAAGTTCGCGAAGAGCCTGCACGAGGATGAGGCCCGCAAGCTCACCATGGGATTGCCAGACTACGCGAACGACCCCATTCCGCCCGCGCCCCCTCACGACGAGGTGAAGCCGGGGCAGGCCGCCCAGGTCCGCACCGCGATCGCAGATGCGATGGCCAAGCCTGGCTTCGCCGAGCTGCCCCCCGCCCAGAAGCAAAACGCCATCATCGAGGCCGTCCACGCCGTCACGCGCGCCGCTGGCGCCGCCGTGCCGCTGGGTCACGTCGTGGGTGCGGGCCTCGAAACGCTGCCCGTGGTGGGCAACGGGCACACGTTCCACGAGAACCTGGACGCGCTCGACCAGGGCGCCGCCGACGCGCGCGCGGCGCATCCCGTGGCGAGCACCATCGGCACCACGCTGGGCCTGGGCGCGACCGTTGCCGCCTCGGGAGGCTTCATGGCTCCCGGCTCGACGGCGCCCGTCGCGGGCCCTTCCCTGGCGCGCTTGGTGGCCCCGGTGGGCGAGAACGCGGCGATTGGCGGCGTGCAGAACGCGACCGAGACGGCGGCGCGCGGCGGGGACGCGGGCGACGTCCTACGCGCGGGCGGCGATGGCGCGCTGGCCGGCGCGGCGCTGGGCGCGGCTGTGCCTGCCGCTGGCGCGCTGGCGGGGAAGACGCTAGTGGGCGCGGTGAACCGCTCAGACAACCGCATGCTGAAGGAGGTGGGCGACGGTGCCCCCAAGGTGCAGCGGTTCAAGCTGAACGAGCGCGGCGACGACGTGGTGGACCTCATCCGCCGCACGCCCGAGCTCGAGAAGACGTACAAGAAGCCGTCGGAGTTCGCGGGCGCGGCGGTGCGGCTGCTGGGGAAGAATGGCGGCGAGCTGGACAGCATCTACGAGGCGGCCGACAAGGGCGGAAAGATCGGCGCAGATCAGGCCGTGAAGGCCGTTCAGTCCGTGCAGGCGAACGTCGGGAGCACGCTGGCGGGCGAAGAGGTGGCGGCGGCCATGAAGCCGACCCTCGACAAGCTACAGCGCCGCGCCGACAAGATGCAGCCCATCGGCGGATCCGAGCTGCGCGCAGAGGTGACGCGCCTGCAGAACATCGCCAACGCCAAGGGCCCTACTGCGCCCCCCACCGAGGTTCAGAAGGCAGCCGGCGCCGCGGCGAACGCGCTCCGTGACGTGCTGGAGAAGCACGTGGAGACGAACCTGCCCGGCCAGTTGCAACGCGTGCAGCAGCTCAACGGCGACCAGACGCTGCTTTCTCGCATCAAGGGCGCCGCCGAGTACAAGGCGATGAACCGGCCGAACGAGAACACGTCCCGGCTGGCCGAGATCGGCAAGGGCGTGGTCACCCACGGCGCGCACACCGCGGGCCTGGGCGAGGCGGTGCACGGGGCCATGTCTGGCAGCGTCCCCGAGATCGCCGCGGGTGTGGCTACCGCCGTCGCACCGCACGTGATTCCACCGGTGGCGCGCGCTGCTGACGAGGCGCTGGCGAAGATGGGCCGCGCCGCCGGACAGTCGCGCACAGCGCCCGTGGGGGGGCTCATCGAGCGCATCTCCCAGGCAAAGAACCCGGGCCAGGTGCACAGCGAGCTGATGTCGCACATTTTCGGCAACGCCCAGTCCCCCGAAGACGTTCCCGAGCCCGAGTCGTTCGGGCCCCGCGAGACCAACAACAGCGAACCCGACTCGCTACTGGCGCCGAAGAAATGACGCTGGGGGATTTGTGGTCAAGTTGACCGGATATTCCTGGATGAAGCGGGACGCCCCGACCGGGGAGCCGCCCCCTGCGCCACCCGTTGACGCGGACGCGATGCGCAAGCGCCTGAACGACGCCGGGGCGATCGTGTCGCCCGCGATGACCTACCTCAAGGCCCAGATGCCGCCCCAAATCACCGACCGGTGGGGGCAGCCGTTGCCGCTGAGCGTGGACAAGCAAGAGCGCCTCGACCGCCTGGCGGCCGTCCTGGCGCAGCCGCTCGAGCGGGGGCGCGCGCTGCTGGTGTCCGGGCAGCTCGACACCATCGAGGCGGACGCGATCCGCAACGGGTGGCCCCAGGTGTACGACCACCTGAAGGAGCAGGCGATCGCCGAGATGGCCGAGGCGGGCCCGCCGCTCCCCCCGTGGAGCGAGGGCGTGCTGGGCATCCTGTTCGGACGGGACGCCGCGCTCGTCTACACCGACGGGTCCGCCGACGCGGCGAAGCCCACCGGCAATAAGCAGTTCAACGGCAAGGCGCCTCTGGCGTCGCCGGCCGATCTCTCTTCTGAACCCGACCTCCGACCACGTAGGAGCTGACCAATGGACAACCGAGTCAACCGATTCCGATTCCAGTTCTCGACGCCGAGCTTCACGCCGGTGTCGGGTGCCATCTCGGGGACCACGCCCAAGGTGTCGAGCGCCATCACGGTGAAGGGGGTGGAGTCGGTCGCCATCGCCCTGGCGACCACCAGCACGGCGAACGGCCTGTGGACGATCCAGGTCAGCAACGACGAGAGCGCCACGAAGGTGTGGACGGAATCGGCGAGCTTCCCGGGGCAGCCCACCTACCCCACGGGCGCGGCCAGCTCGGGGACGCCGGTGATCCCCACCTGGGGATACAACTTCATGCAGATCACGTTCACCCCCTCGGCCGGCGCGGGCAACGCCACGGCCACGGTGAGCGGCAAAGTGCAGTCCGCGCCCATCGACGTCTGCCAGAACGAGACGGGGTCGCTTCTCCTGGTCGCGAATGCCACCGACACGCTGGCGGGGACCTGGCTCCCCGAGGTGTCCAACGACTGGTCGGGGATGCTCCTGAACCCGGCGGGGCGGAACCAGGTGAACAAGCTGGTGATCGCTGATGGCTCGTGGGGGACGTACCTCGTGAACCCCGCGCTGGCGGCGAAGGTGGCGAGTACCCTGCAGGCCCAGACGTCGGACCTCGGGATCAACACCACCGGATCCCCCGGGACGATGCCCTACGGGGCCTTCCGCCTGGCGTTCACTCCCACCGCCGGCTCGGGGACCGTCACCGCCACGGGGATCTTCAAATAACGGCCAACGTGGCCGGTAATCCGGCGAACGTTTGTCCGTTCCAGCCGCAGTGATACATTGGACCTTGTCCCGCTGAATTGCGAAACGCGCCGAAGACGAAACCTCACGGCGATCAGCAGGGTGTTGTGGTCACAACCCTTTTCTGTCGTGAGGTTACGCAATGGCAACGCGAGTTTTCACCCTGTCGGGACAGTTCACCGTGGCCAACCAGGCGGTCACGCTGGCGTTCATCAACCCGGCGGCGGCGCCGAACTTTGGCATCGAGATCATGCAGGTCGACGTGTCGCAGTCGGGCACGGCCACGAGCGCCCAGCAGCGTATCCAGCTCGTCACGCAGGTCACCGCGTTTCCGACGCTGACCAGCGCCACCCCGCAGAAGATGGAACTGGCTGACCCGAACGCCAGCATCATCACGGGCGGCACGGCCGGCGCGGCTGGCACGTCTGGCGTGAACGCATCGGGGGAAGGCGCGGGCACCAAGACGGTGCGTTACGAGTCGGACTTCAACAACCTCAACGGCTTCCTGTGGTGCCCTCCCGAGGTGGGACGCATCAAGCTGCCGGCGGGGTTGGCCTCGGGCTTCGGCGTGTTCTTGCCTGCCGCCCCGGGAACCCTGGCCGGGTGGGCCGTCTCCGTGATGTTCCGCGAGTACTAAGAGCGGGCCGCATGCGGATCGCCATCGTCGCGGCCGTGCTGCTGGTCAGCGCGACCGCGCTGGCGCAGTCGTCTGGCGTCCCGAACGCCGGCTCCACGGCCTGCACTCGCGAGAACGGGTGTTTCTTCACGCCGTGCTTTGGGACGCAGACGGCGGGCACCGCGTACTACTTCTGCGACTGCAAGACCACGGGCGCGGCCGGCCTTCCCCCGTCTGGTCAGCAGCCGCAGAGTGGATGCACAGCGGGCAGCGACGCCGCGAACGGCCTGACGCCCGCCACGGCCAAGCAGACCTACGGCGCCGCGCAGGCGTTGTTCGGTAGCCTCGGGCCCGACGACCGAATCCTATTCTGCAACGGCGGCGTAGTCGATGACACCGGCGCGTCAAGCACGAACTGGGTCAACACGGGCGTCAGCGCCGCGCACCCCATCATCGTCGGCACCTACGACGCGGCATGGGGCGGCGGCGGCGTTCGGCCGGTCATCCTCAACGCGCTGGGCACGTACGCCTTCAACCTTACCGGTTCGGACACGCCCAAGGGTGGATACGTCTTCGCGGGCCTTGACGTCGAGGGAATCGGGAAGGACCCGGCAGCTTGCGCAGACAGCCCGCCGTGTGGCGCGAACCCGTGCCCGTTCGAGGCCTTCTTCGCCTACAACCAAGTCAACGACGTCACCATCTGCGACGTCAAGATGGCGTGGCACTGCATCGGCATGGAGATGGCCGGTGGTAACAACAACTCCGACGACAACCAGCGGTTCACCATCAGGAACAGCACCATCGTCAACAACGACGCCCAGGGCTTCCTGGGGAGCGGGTCGAACCTGCTCATCGATAGCAGCTTCTTCGACTATAACGGCAAGAAGGACGCCAACCTCGACCACCACATCTACTATTCGTCGGGAATCTCGACGGGGTCGGTCATCTCGAACAACGAGCTGTATCGCAACGCGCCCGTCAGCGGCGGCGGATGCGCGGGCGTTGCCCTTGTCACTCACGGCATTTTCGACGGGCTGACCATCGTCGGCAATTGGATCCACGAGCCGCCCGGGACTGCGCTGGGCGGATGCTACGGCATCGGCATCATGCCGGGCTACACGTCCGCCGAGATGTTCGCGCACGCATTCGTGCTGCGGAACTTCATCCAGGACGTCGGCGGAAGCGCCGTCGAGATGGAGGCGTGCCACAACTGCAGCGTCGAGGGGAACATCTTCACGGCCTCGGCCACGTCCGCCATGGAAGCCGTCACGCTCACGGGCGGCTCGGTCGGAACGGGCGACTGGACGAACGACACCATCTCGGTCCAGGGGAACACCGCGTACGGCGCAGGCGTCCAGTTCCGCGAGAGCGACACCGCCGCGAACATCAGCTTCGGCGACAACGTCACGTATCGAACCGAGTCGGGCACCGTCAACTGCTTCGACCACCAGCTTTCGACGGCGTCCTACACGAAGATGGACCGGAACTGGTGCTACGCGCCCAGCGCCGGCACGCTTCGATGGAACGCCACGGGGACGCAGTCACTTGCTACCTGGCAGGGCGCTACCGGCTTCGACAGCAACTCGACGTCCGGCACTGACCCGAAGTTCGCGAGCCCCACCGTTACGGGAACGCTGACGACCATCGCGGCGGCGTTCAAGCCTCAGTCGGCGTCGGGCCTGCGCGCCGCTGGGTCGAGCGTCTACGTGACGACGACGGACTTCGGGGGGGGCACGCGGCCCAACCCGCCGGCCATTGGGGCCATGGAGTTCACGTCGCCGCCTTCGACGCCAGCGTCCGGCGGCAAGAACCGCCCGATCACCTACGGCGGGTGGTTCCTGCTGACGCTGTTCGTCCTGGGCTTCGCCGCGCTAGCGGGCCACCTCAGCGTGAGGCGGCGCCGCGCGGAGCTCGCGGACGCGCAGCACGTCCACCTCATCGACGAGCACACGGTACCCGCGCTGAGGGAGGTGGCCCGCGACGAAGACATCGCCGGCCTGATGATCAACGACCTGTGTGACCAGTGCGGCGAGCCCGCGTGGTTGCCGCGCGGGCGAAAGCGCAAGGGGTAGCCCGTGGCCACGCCGCTCCTCCTTTACCTGTTCAACGAGGGCACCGGGGCCACCGCGACCGATACCAGTTCCGGCACGGCGCTGAATGCCACCATCACGCCCGGGGCCTCTGGCGCGTGGACTACGGCGGGAACAAACAAGGTCGGCTACGACTTCGCCGGCACGGGCACCGGCATCACGGGCAGCCTCAGCGGGACGAAGGTCAATACCGCCCTGTCCGGCGGCACGAAGATCACCCTTGAGCTGGTCTTCGACTCGGCGGCTTCGACCTCGACGTACGACGAGTTCCTGAAGATCACCGACGGCAGTTCAACAGGACTCATCGGAGCGACCGTCAATCACAGCCAAGGCGGCCTGATTTTCAGTGCTGCCGAGGGCGCGTTCCCGAATGACTGCCTGCTGAAGTACGCGATCCCCACGTCCGGGGTCATCGTTCTTCACATCGTCATCGACTCGACGCAGGCGTCGGCGGGGAACCGCGTCCTGGTCTACGTCGCTGGCAGCAGCGTCAGCCCGACCATCATCGACACGCTGGGGCTCAACGCCGCGCTCGATGCCGCGTTCAACTGGTCGACGTCAACGCTGGTGTTCGGCGAGGCGGGCGCGAGCCCGAGGAAGCTGTATTACGCCGCTATCTATGCATCGGCGCTGACGTCGGGGCAGGTGGCCGCGAACGCAACAGCCCTGGCGGCCAACAACGACGCCGACCCGAACGGTACGGCGGCATCCCAGGTGCCGTTCCGCCGACAGCAGTGGGTCCCGCAGGCCGACGAGGAAATCATCCCCCGGCGACGCCTGTTCGTCCCCCCGCCCACCGGAGCCGCCCCGTCGCGCGTCCCCTATCGACGCCCGCAGCCGCCCCAGGAGCCCGCGCCCGAGTACCTGTTCATGGGCATGCGGTCGGCCACCATCCAGAGCGGCGCCGCGCCCCCCGACAACCCGCCATGGGGATGGCCAAGGCGCATCCTCGCCCTGTTCCAGCCGGCCGAGGACTTCCAGCCGCCCCCGCAGCTACGCAAGGTGCCCACCAGCGGGCCCGTCATCGTCCCGGACAATCCACCGTGGGGGTGGCCGCGCCGCGTCCTGGCGCTGGTGCGACAGGAGGAGGAGGCGCCGCCGCTCCTTCCCCGCCGCCGGACGGCTACGATCGCCCCGCCCGCGGTCATTCCCGACACGCCGCCCTGGGGCTGGCCGCGTCGCCTGGCGCTATTTGCGGGAATTGCGAACGCCATCGTTGACGAGTTCTTCCCGCAAAGGCGGGTCAACGTGCCGCAGCCCGGCTTCGTGCCCGCGCAGACGTTGCGGCCTCCCTTCGTTGCGGTGGTGGACTCCCAACAATTGACGGTCACCCCGGATACCTGAAACTGAGGGAACGTGAAGCCTCGCAAGCGCACCGACACCGGCTACCCCATCACGGCCACGCTGAAGGCCAATGGCGTGGTCGTGGACCTGACTGGCTCGACGGTGGCGATTTGGCTGCGCGACCGCAATACGCAGGTGGTGAAGGTCAGCGGGGGTTCCTGCACCATCGTGAGCCCGACCGCGGGGACCGTGAGCTACACACCGGCCTCCACCGACGTGGACACCTCGGGCAGCTACGACGTGGAGTTCAAACAGGTGCGCGGAGACGGCACGATCATCCACTACCCGTCGGACGGCTACGAGCCGCTGACCATCGAGGACAACCTTGGCTGACGGGGAGAACCTCAGCCGTTGGTGGCACGCTCCCCTCGTGGGCGGCCTCGCCACCGTCGGGACGTTCCTGATGAGCCACTACGGCGGGGCCACGCACGACGACGTCAACGGCCTGAAGGCCGACATCGCCGCGCTGCGGACTGAGGTGAACCAGTGCGAGCTGAGAATCGCGACAGTGGGCGACCAGGACAAGAAGTACACCGACAAACAGGTACTCGACGTGGAGGCGCGCGTGGCGTCTCTGGTCAAGAAGAAACGGAAGGGTGATGCCCAATGAAAGCAGCAACGGCCAGGGCGCACGCGTGGGGGAGCCTGGAGGCGGCGGGGCCGCCGATCGCCACGGCATCGTCAATGTCGGCCTTGAAATCATCTCCCTGGGGACCACTCTCGCGGAAACTGGCCGCCTCGCGGCTCACGTTGCTCCGGATCAACTCCCGGCTGAGCTCGTTGCCATCGCAGGAGTCGCCGACGGAATCGCCGAGACCCTGACGGAGCTGTCCTCGAAGCTCCGCGAGGAATCAAAGAAGCTGCTGCATGGCCGGTGACGTCGTCATGGAGTTCGCGGAGGAGCCCACGCCCGTCAGGCGCGTGTGCCCCGACTGCACCCGCGAACAGACGGTGCTCGACAACGACGTGCAGGCGCCCGAGTCCCCCAACGAGGCCTGGAAGCTCATGAGCTGCCGAGGGACCGCCGACTGGCGCCTATGGCGCTGGTGCCGCGTGCTCGGCGAGGTGACACGGCCAGCGGCGGGGCGCCGGCTGAGCCACGAACGAAGGAAGGTGCCGCGATGACCGAGCAGCAACTGGCCGAGCTGGTGGACAACCTGCGCCGCTTCGAGGGCGCGTCACCCTGGATGTACCTCGATACGGCCAGCCCGCCGTGCGTGACCGTCGGGATCGGCGTGATGCTGCCCGATGTCGGCGCCGCCGTCGCCCTGCCCTTCCGCAACTGCGTCGCCGGGAGGGGGGGCACCGAGGACGAGATCGCCGGCGCCTTCGAACGCGTGCGCGAGATGCGCGGGGGCCAGGCCCTGAGCGCGTACAAGCTGCAGCCGCCGATCGAGCTGGACCCGGAGGAAGTGACGGCGCTGGCGGTGCGGCGACTCAACGACGTGTTCATTCCGGGCCTGCAGCAGCAGTTCCACGCCTTCGATGCTCTGCCGTGGGCGGCTCAGCAGGTGCTGGTGGACCTCGCCTGGAACCTCGGGCTGAACGGCCTGGCAAAGTTCCGCAACCTGGCAGCCGCAGTGGACCGCCGCGATTGGGAGCGCGCCGCCGTCGAGTCTCACGTGGAGACGTCGCGGCCGGCCCGCAACGAATGGCGAGCGGAGATGTTCCGGTCATGCTGACCGGCGTCGTCGTCCTGCTGGCCCTCTGCATCTCGATCCTCGCTCACGACAACCACCAGACCAGAAAGGCACTCAAGCACATGTCTCAATCGCTCGACAACCTCACCGCCGCCGTCACCACCGTGGAAAACTCCGTTGCCGCCGCCGTTGCCGAGATCGGCACCCTGCACGCCGGCTCGGCCGACGACTCCGCGCAGCTCGACGCGCTCACCGTTCGGCTGACCACCGCCTCCAACGCCCTGACCGCCGCCATCGCGCCGAAGCCCGCGGCGTAACCCATGCTGACCACCTGGCACGCCCGCGGCGTAGCAGCTCTCATCGCCGCGGCGTGCCTGCTGGGCGCCTACGGCGCCGGCCGGTTCACGGCCCCAGCCAAGGTGGTCACCGTCGAGGCGTCGAAGGTCACGACGGACGTCAGGGCGAAGGAGACGACCACTGCGCAGGCCGACGTGCACGCCGCAGTAGCAGCGACCGCCGACACGAAAGCCGACGTCGCCACCAAGACGACGATCCGATGGCTCCCCTCGCCGGCCGTCGAGGGCTGCCCGGTCGGTCCTCCCATCGTCGAGGAGACCATCGAGCGTACCAGCGCGAAGACGTCGCACGTCGAAGCCAAGGCCGAGCGCCAGGCCGAGACGAAGGCGACGACGCAGGCGCAGCACGACGCCCACCAGGTGACGCAGGAGACGCGCACCGTGACCGTGACGGCCGAGCGGCCGCAGTGGTCGGTGACGGCGCTGGCGGGAGCGAGCCTCGGGAGCCCGCCGCACCTCATCCCGGGGCTACCGGGGCCGCTGGTGGTCGGGGCCCAGCTCGAGCGGCGCATCCTCGGGCCGCTGTCCGCCGGCCTCTGGGCCACGAGCTCGGGCGCGGGCGGGGTCAGCGTCAGGCTGGAGTTCTAGCGCCGGCTGACCGCGATCGCCTCGTCCACCGAAGACACGATCACGTAGCTCGCTTGCCATCGGTTCGCGAAGGCCGCCTCGTCAGGGGTGAGCGCCCGCGCGCTGGGCGGCTTCTTCCCGTCCTTCACCTCCACCAGCAGCACCGTCCCCGCGCGCGTCTTCACCACCAGGTCGGAGAACCCGCGCCCCACGTCGCTGGTGTCCTCGACGACCGGGCAGAGGCTTCGAAGTACATCCCGAATCTCCGCATGGTTCCGGTCCACCCGCCGGGCCCGCCTCACCGTAGCAACCCCTTGACGGCGCACCCGAGACAGCGGACGATCGGCAACCGAATGGACGCCGAGTACATCGGCGCCTTGGAGTTGGCGCTGACGTTGCTCTCCGGGAAACAGTTGCCGACCACTGAGAAGCATCGTAGCGTACCAGTCATGGACGTCAACACGGAGCGAATGAGCGTGATCACCCGGCGCGCGGCCACCCGGGCAACGCGGGAGCATGCGGGCCTCCGGAAGCTGTACGAGCAGGACGTGAGCCAGTCGAGCCTCGCCCGCGAGCTGGGCGAGACGCGCTCGCGCGTCGTCAGCTGGTTCGCCGAAGGCCCTGGAAACAGGCCGATTCCCCGCAAGACGGCCGAGCGGATACGCGACAAGTACGGCCTCCCCTTGTCTGTCTGGGCGCGCATCGCCGAATAGCTGGTCAAGCTGACCACGATTCGTCGCGTCAGAATCGTCAGGCCCAGCGTAGCGTTTGCTTGAAATCGTAGCGTATCAATGTCAACGTGTCGTCTCACCCAGGAGGCGACGACATGCGAGACGAGAATGACACGCCCGAGCACGTAGACGAGACCCCCACGGTGCCGATGGCGCCGATCACGAACCGCGAGTTGGTGTACGGCGACCGCTTCGCCGACGATGCCGCGTTCAAGGAACAGGTCCGCTGGGACCGGGAGGCGCTTCGATGAGCGCCAACGGAGTGACCGACCTGACCCGCGCTGCCACCGAGGCGCGGGCGGCGACCGAGCCCAAGGCGCCGATGGTTCCGCAGTACGCGACGGGCTTCGAGGGGGCGGCTTCTGCGCCCTTCGCTCCCGAGGCGGCGGCCATCTTGGGCGCACCGGTGAACGAGGCCGAGGTGGAGATCCGCCCCGACGGCATCGTCTACCTGCCTGGCGTGGCCTACCGGCGCATCCTCACGCGGGCCTTCGGCGTGGGGGCGTGGGCGCTGCTGCCCCGCGGCCCGTCCCGGCCCAGCGGCGAGGCGCAGCTGTACCACGGCGCGCTGTTCATCCTGGGGCGGTTCGTGAGCGAGGCGGTGGGCGAGTGCCGCAAGAGCTTCGGCATGTCGGAGGCCTCTGCCATGGAGGGCGCGCGCACCGACTGCCTCACGCGCTGCTGCAAGGATTTGGGGATGGCCTCGGAGCTGTGGGATCCGACCTGGCGCGAGGCGTGGCAGGAGAAGTACGCCCAGAAGGAATGGCGGGAGGCGAAGGAGCCCGGGAAGAAGGGAAGCTGGCACTGGAGCCTCAAGACGAAGGGCGGCACGTTCGCGCTGCCCACGGGGAGGAACGCCGGCCCGGCTGAGGCGACGCCCGCCCCAAAAGCCGATGCTGGTGCGGCTGGTGCAGCGCCTGCCGAAGTGACGGCGGCGAGCCCTGACACCGGAGAGGCCCCCGACGCGACGGTCATCAGCGGCATCCGCAAGGCGGTGAAAGCGCTCACCTGGAAGCCGGGCTACGCGAAAATCTGGCTGCGCGGCGCCTTCGGTGTCGAGTCGCCCGACGCCCTCACGGCGGTGCAGGCAGCGGACGCGCTGCAGCTGCTGGAGGCGGCCCAGGTGGACGACAACGACGCCACCTACGGCGAGGTGCGGGCCAAGCTGGTGGCGGCGGGAAGGGTGAAGGCGTCGTGACGCGCGCCAAGAAGCGCCTGACGGACGCCGAAGCAATCGAGCGCATCCTGGCCGAACTGCGCCGCGCGCGCGACAAGTTCCCCCGGCCCCTCAATTCGCCGCACGAGGGGTTCGGCGTGCTGCGCGAAGAAGTCGACGAACTATGGGAGACGGTTCGTGGACTGGAGGGAGACATGCGTGCGGAGGCCACCCAGGTGGGCGCGATGGCGATCCGGTTCCTCGTGGAGTGCACGTGATCACCGCCAGCGCCCTGAAGCGCAACTGCGGGTACCCGCGCGCGTTGTCCCGCCTGGAGCCGACGACGGCCAAGGAGCGGGACGCGCGCGCCCGGCGCGATGCCGCAGCGGACAAGGGCACGCTGTTCCACGCCGCCATCGTGGACTGGAAGGAGCAGGCCAGCCTTCACGACATCCTGGTCTCGCTGCCCGACGACGAGGTGCGGGGATGGCTGGAGATGCTGGCCATGAGCTGGCACCCGCGCCCCGGGATGCTGTTCGAGCTGGCGGTGGGGCTGCGCGAGGACGGGAGCGGCGTGCTCTGCGACGAGCCCGAGCCGCACGTCTACGTGGCGCGCGACGGCTCGCCGCTGCTGACCGCGGGCCGGGCGGACGTGGTGGGATCGAGCATCGTCGCCGGCCGGCATCTGGTCACCGTCCGCGACTGGAAGACCGGAAAGTGGCCGGTGGACCCGCCCGCCCACAACCTGCAGCTCACGGCGCTGGCGCTGGCGGCGTGCTCGCTGGCCCAGGCCGACGGGTTCAGGCGGGAGATCTACTACGTGCGCGACGGCTTCACGGACGGCGACGAGCTGCCCGTGATGCACGGAAGCCCCGAGTGGGCCGACGCGATGACGGTGGTGGTGGAGGCCGCGTTGCTTGACGACACGCCCCGTCCAGGTGCCCACTGTTCCAGCTGCTGGGAAGCGCGGATGCGACGGTGCGCGCAGGCCCAGCGGCCGGAATCGGCCGAGTGACCTGAGTCCCTGACGGCCGAAGAAAAGCAAGGTCCGCGTGAAAAAGGTGTTGACCTGGGGCATGACTGTAGCGTATCGAATAGTGGTCGGCTTTGAACACTTGAAAAGGAGCGGATCATGGGCGCCAAGAAGAAGAAGCTGTACGAGCTCACTCCCGAGCATCGTGAACAGCTGAAGCCGTGGGCGGACCGCTGGATCGCGAACGCGCTCCGCACCGCCCCGATGACGGACGCGGACCGGGACGCGATGCGCGTGGCGGTCAACGGGCTGCACGAGGCGGCCAAGCTCCCGGCGCCCGACCGGATCGTGTTCTGCGCGTCGCCCATCGGGGGCGCCATCGCCGCTTCGATTGCGGCCGGCGTCTGGTACCTGCGCGAGAACCCGGCCCAGCAGCAGAAGCTGTTCCGGCGAAAGCTCACCGAGGCCGACCTTCAGGCCGCGATCGCACCCGCTGTCGCCCACGTCGTTCGACACGGGTTGCACCGGGTGCTGACCCTCGAAGCATTGCCGGCTCCGGATGCTGCGAGGTCAAGATCCGCCACGCGCGCCGCCACGGGCGCCGCCACGGACGACGCCACGCACGCCGCCACGCACGCCGCCACACGCGCCGCCACGCGCGCCGCCACGGACGCCGCCACGCGCGCCGCCACGGGCGCCGCCACG